TTGCTGTATTCAAGGCAATTGCAATTGCCTGGCGGCGTGGTTTTCCAGCTTTCATCTCAGTTTTCACATTACTGGAGATGGTTTTTTTACTAGAGCCCTTTTTTAAAGGCATCAGATCACCTCATTAGCAGAGTCTTGTTGGCCCACATCCACGCTTGGCTAAACCGCATCCGCGAGATTGAACAGTGCCTTTTTTCCCTGAGCTTTTCTTAACTGCTCCGCCTTTAGCCATGCGGTTCATCTGATTCTTTTCGTAATTCTTTTCGCGGTCTACTCGACTGTACTCGTCACGAGCATTGCGGCCTTCCGCACCCTTGGCATAGGTCTTAGGCGCAATGCGATAAATTTCGTCGTCTAAATTACGCAGTGTTTTCTTGTCACGAGCCATTGAGCCTCTCATGTCTATCTCCTAAAGTTTACTAGGTTGGTTGATTCTTTCACGGGCCACGTCTGCACGCAACTGTGCGATCTCTTGCTGCGACTGGATACGTGCCTCATTGCCCTGTGCATTCTGAGCAATCCTTGCTTGGTCTACCTGAACACCCTGCTCTTTTATAGCAATGTCCGCCTGGTCCTTAGCAGCACGTTGCTGAAGCTCTTGTGCTTTAAGCGCTATTACAGGGTCTTCTCCGCCGGCTTCCCCAGAGAGCTCCGCCTGTGTTCCTTTTAATTCCATCATGTATTCAGCTACTTTCACTGCAACCATTGCCTCACGCTGCAAAGCGGAAACCATGTTGTCTGGATCAGATCCGTAGTCTGCAAACAATGCAGCCTCCGTATCCTCTTCCGCTTTTAATCTGACATGCTGCAGTACATGCTTTTGTAGCTCTGCTGCGGCAAGTGGATTAGCCTGGATAAGGCCTGATAACCCCATGATCAAGTGAGCTGCAATGTGAGCGTCATGCTGCTGGCCTGCAAAGGCCTTGAGTGACTTACCATCTGCAGCCTCCATGTTTTCACTGGCAGGGTCTGTTGGCGCCTGGTTGACCTGCACCTTTAGAATACCGTCGATATCGCGCACATTCATGGCCTGGTACACCCGATAATAGGCCTCATACATGTTATGCATTTGTGGCGCGCTTTGAGCGAGCTGCAGCTGTGTCTGAGCCAGCGTAATGCGTTGCGCGGCAGAGAACACGTTGGGGTCGGCTACTGGCAGTACAGCGACCATATGGCAAAAATCGGACTTTTTTACACTCCTGGACGCGCCAGGCACATCATATGGGTAATTATCAGGCAAATATGCCCCAAAGCCCTTTGCTAACATCTCAAATTCTTGTGTCTGAGCGTAATAAAGTCGTTTATGGATGGCCGACATGACAATAGAGCCACGCTCAAGCAGCGCCATGGTGGTTCCGACAGCTGCCTGCTGGTTACCATCGCCTACTTGCATATCTGCTGTGCTCGCTAGACGCTTACCGGCCTCCACGGCAAAGCCCATCAGCGTATATAACGTCTGAGAAGGCTCTTTATACGGCAACGGCATCAGTGATGCCGACAATTCAGCGCCGCCAGCGTCAATATCCCGCCACTCACCCGGCTGAATAGGCTGATCATCGTCAGCAATCCGTGCACCCTTGGCTTTAAAGCCCGCAGGAAGGTTGGATAGCGTGCCCGCGTCAAGAAGTTGACGCAATGCCATGGTGGCAGTCTTAGATAGTCCGCCAATCAAGTGCACAAAGCCTAATCCATAGGCTCCAGGGCCCTCAACTAGGACATAATGGACAAAATACTCACGTCTAAGCTTTAATTCGTCGTCTTCAAGCCAGTTTCTACGCACACCGACGACCGCACCGCTTGCTTCGACAACCGTAACGACGTAGGGAAGCTTTATCCCGGTCTCGTTCTCTTCCTCGTCCCTGTCTTCAAACCCGTAAAGGTTTAAATCAACACAGAACTCTAGCAAAAACACTTCTTCGGGCTCGCCGCCGTCTGAAACGCCTACAACTTTGTCAATTGCAGAACGGATCTGATTGCCACCACTGGGATCTAGCTGTGGATCGACGTCAATATCAAGGTATTCGCCTGCAAAGGCCCGTTTCTTAAACTCATTAGTGTCCATGGCTATGCGCTGAGTAATCCGCGGACACTCAGAGATAACGCTAGACCCGTTATAAGGTATATATAGATCATCAGGAAGGACTAAACGGCTGACCATGCGGCCAAGCTGCTCGTCATAATAGACCTTCTTGAAAGTAGAGCCGCCGTAGCCTGTGTAGAACAGCAATTGATCGAATTCGGGGGTGTATTCCTTCATCACCGTAGTGATTTGATAGTTCATGAAATCTTGAACACGAGAGGCCTGTTGCGTCTTGTCCAGGGTCTCTTTGCCTAGAGTCTGCGTCCGAACAGGGCCGCCTGCAGGCATTAGCTCTTTAAACGCCTGCGCCTGGAACTGGACAATCGCCTCGGTCAGCATCGGATGGACCGTGCCCGCCGCACCGCGGAAAGGGCGAGTGCGATCTTCGATTTTAAGGCCTAAGAGCTCTAGTCCGTTAGAATACATCTCTTCCCACTCACCGCGGGAAGACCTATCCGCCTCAAACAATGCCAGTAGCTCGGAAGAGATCCTGGTCAGCTCGTTATCGTCTATTACTTCTGCCAGGTTGCTGTAAAAATCAACGTCGTCGTCTTCTGGATTGATTTCGACAACCGCGCTACCGTCATCATCCAGGATAATTTCGATATCCGGCTCCATCTCGTCCGTCATCTCAATGATGTTCGTTACGGGAGCTAGGTTTACAACCTTATCTACTGGCATGTTTTTGTCCTATATGTATCTGGGGTTATTATACACACGTTCTATTGCTCCACCCTTTTTAAAGTACGTAGGAGGGGTGCCTTCAGGGGTTTTAATCAGATGTTCAGGGCTTTCGATTGGTCGTGTCTTGGCTTTTCTAGCCAAGACTAAGGGGCCTACTTGAATAACTTCTTCCGCGCTGGCTACAGGCATCCCATCTGACTTTCTATAAAAATAACTATGGCGGAACGGGTTCATTCCCACTTCTACCCAATCATCCGCATCTGGCGCTTTTCCACTAAGTATGTCTCTGGCTAGTTGCTCTACTTCTGCCGGCTTACGGTTTTGCCAGCTTCCGTTGATTCTAGCAATTGTTCCCTTATTGGTATCGTTAGTCGCCATGTTTAAAGCCGCTGTGGCACTTGTCGTTGTAAAGTTAACGTCGTTCAGGACCGCTGTTGGTCCATATCCTACAGCGAGCCCACTCTTACGGGTTCCGTCGTGTAGTGTTACAACCCACGTATCCCTGAATTCGTAAGCAGGGATATCTAGTCGAGAGGAGATCATAGTACCATCGGGAATGTCTATATTAACGCCTACGATACCTGCAGAGTCGGCCTCGTTCTTGCCCAGAGCCATAGCTATGGCTTTATTGGTAGGTCTTTTTTGAACTGCGCCTAAAGGCTTAATCGGTTGAAACTCTTCAGCAATTTGGATGTACTCTTGAGTAGATATCTCACCTGCTTTAAGTTTTTTAGCCGCTGCCATAACTTGAGGAATAGGCTTTTGTTTTGTGCCTTTGTTAAGCGCTATGTATTTCTTTATCTTTTCTGGAGTAATGTTTAATTTTTCCCGAGCAGCGCCTAAAGAACCGCCTAAGCCAGGCATTAAAAAAGACTCGAAGGTTATCTTGTTTCTTTTAGCAGGCAACGGCGTATCCGGCAGAGAGCCTATGCCTTGGGCTTGGGGGGTTTCGTAGCTGCTGTTAAGGCCGCTATTCCTTGTCCAGTTGTAGCGACCGGCGAATTCGTCTTCAACCGCCGATACCCTTGGGGCGAGTTGTGTGACGATATCACGTATTTTCCGTTGTAAATCGGGTCGTCCGGCGAGCTCGCCAATGTCCAAGTACCCTTCGCCATTTAAATTCTCCGTCCAATTATTGCCTAAGTAGCCTGTATCGGCTCCAAACATTTTAGCATTATATGGTATTCCGCCTTCAAATGTAACCTTTTCTAGTGCATTGTTTACTACTTTTTGGAATTCCGTGTTTGTCATCCCTCCAAAATTAATAAGCCTAAATCCGTTTGGAGAGCCTATAGGGTTATAGTCTGTATGGCCTGCTTCCTTCGCAACAGCTCTTGCTACCCTAGAGGTTTCGTCCGCTGTCAGT